GGTTGGGGAATGGGGTGGCGGCTTGACCCCCGCCTGGGTATCAGAACTAGCTGACGGCGTCGAGGAAGAACGCGCCGAGGTCGGCGGCGATCAGCTTCTGGTCGAAGCTCATCTCGATCTGCAGGCGGTCACTGGACTCCGGGTCCATGCGGAACCGCTTCATCCGCGTGCCCAGCCCGTTGCCCATCGAGGACCACGAGAAGGTGTAGCCGGCGGACGGCGTCATCAGGCCCGGGCTTGCCGGGGTGTAGAGCAGGAGGGCGTTCTTCCCACCGATGAACGAGTGCGAGTTCGCCACGCCGTGCGCGGCGGTGTTCTCGATCGCGTCCATGACGAGGATCTGCTCCAGCTCGAAGAGCGCGGCGAGGGAGTCCCTCATCGCGACGGCCGGGCCACTGGTTTGGCCACGGTCGATCCGGCCCACGATGTCCGGGTGGTCGAGCAGCGCGTCGTAGACCTCACGGCCCAGGACGAGGCGCACCGGCCGGAAACCGGTCAGCTGGTGGACAGCACGCACGGCGGCGCGCATGTCTTCGATCGGCGTCGAGGAAGCGACGTCCCACCGCAGGAACTGCGTGCCGGTCGGGCCACTGGCGACGCCAGCGCGCTCCGTGGTCCAGACGCCCGTGATGAAGTGGGCGGAAGCCCAGAGCTTCTCCTTCTTGATGAGCGCCTTGACGGTCAGGAACTCGGTTGCCTCGCGGTCGAGGGCGATGTGCGAGTCAGCGTTGGCCCGCACTTGGTCGGCGATGTCCTTCGCGAGGGCGTAGACCTTCGCGTTGTAGGTGCCGGTCGACAGCGTGTAGTTCGCTGCGTCTGCGCGGGCGCCGGGCGCCAGCTCGGTCATCTCGTCCCGGTTGAACATGCCACGATCGTAGGTCGTGTATTGGTCCGACTTGCTCGGGACGGAGACGATGGGGAACGCCTGATCGGCGACGAAGTTGTCCTGCGACTGCAGGAAAGCCAGCGAGATGTTGCTGAGCGGGCGATCGACGTGGACGTCTCCCCGCGACGGGCTTTGGTAAGGCATCTGTGTGCTCCTTGGTTGGGGTCAGCGGGGAAGGGTCTAGGTCACGCCGTCTTGCATGACGAGCATCTGGACCTGGACGATCTGGCCAGCCGCGCCAGCGGCTTCCAGGAAATACCCGGCGATGGTGTTGCCAGCGCCGGAGACGTGGTCGATTGCTCGGCCGGTTGCGTCGGAGGCAGCGGCGCCTCCGCGGGTCGTGGCCGCGCCAGCCTCGACGAGGGCGATGCCGATCGGCAGCACCATCGGGATGGAGTCGAGGTCAGCGGCTGCGGCTTCGGCGGAGACACCATGGACGGCGCCTTGGGCGTCGTCGGCGACGTCATACTTGCCGTCGGCCTGGAGCTGCATGAAGCGGTAGATCGGGATGGCCTCGCCAGCGATGACGTTGACGGGCGGGACTGGGACGTTGGATACGGACATGGTTGACTAGCCCTCCAGGCTCTTGGTGTAGATGGCTTGGCCCTCGTCCGAGTCGAGCGCCTTCGAGTAAGCCTGTTCGAACGTCAGGCTGGAATCCTTCGCCATCTCGGCCTTGGCGAGGCTGTCGAGGGCGTCTTCGCCCTCCTGGGTCTCGGGCTCGGTGCTGTCGCCCTTGGTCACGAAGTCGTCGCCCGCGGCGGAGTTCTTCGCGCTGAGGCTCTCGAGCGCACTCTGGCGCACGGCCTCGTCCTCGATGGAGTCGAGGGACTTGAGCATCGCGACCTTCGTCTCGACGGTGCCCGGCAGGTGCTTCAGCTCGCCCGCGCGCTTCTCCAGCTCGGACTTCTGGCCCTTGGCCTTCAGGTCCTTCAGCTCCTTCTCGCGCTTGGCGTCGCGCTTGACCATCTCGGCGATCGCGCCGGTCGGGTCCTCGGACTTGCGGATGTCCTTGCCGTTGACGGTCGCGACCACGGGGTCGGCCTCGGCCGCAGCCTTGACGATCTCGGCCCGCTTGGGGTCGTTCAGGAATGCCTCGGCTTCGTCACCGGACAGGCCCTTGTGGTATGCCTTCTCGGCATCGGTCAGCTCGGCCATCTTCGTCAGCCGCTGGTTGTCGGCCTTGAGGGCATCGAGCTGCTCTTGGACCTTCGGGTCCAGTTCGTTCTTCTCGGTCATGATAGGTTCCTCGTTGCCGTCGGAGACGGCGGACTGGTCCGCAGGGTCCTGACCTTCAGAGCGTGCGGACATCTGCTCCGAGGTGAAATTCGTTTCGTCGAGCACATCCGCTACGGGGTGGCCCTTGGAGAAAAAGCCCACGCGGTGCGTGTGGCCGTTGGCGACACCGACGATGATCTCGCCGTTCGCCCCGTGAATCCAATCGTGTGCGTGGTCCTCGCCTTCCATGCCCACGCTGCGTCCGTAGCTCGTCGAGCCACTCGAGAGTGGGCCATTGCCGCGGTCCAGCTCGAACGTGTGGGAGTGGCCGTCCATCGGGTCGGTGAGCGCGACGCGCTTCTCGATCTCGGCCCGCTTGATGATCGCCATGTTCGAGCCTTCGCCCATCGCGCCGGCATGCACGCCCGAGATCTCCTTGATCTTGAACTTCCGCATGCGGTTGTAGGTGCCTTCGGGTTGTCCCTTCATGGTAGTGGGGTCTCCTCGTTGATGCCGTAGGACCCGCCGATGCTGAAGCCCTTGTAGGTGCCGTCCTTGAACTTGGCCAGGACTTCCGGGCTCGGCTTCATGCCGATCATCAGGCCGGTGCGCTCCGTCGTGATGCCCATCGCCTTCGCGATGTCGGCCGTCAGGGGGAAGACGAACGGGATGCGGCCGTCGACCACCGGGGTGACGCCGTCCTCCTCGCGGGCATGGTTGTCGACGGAGATCGGGTTCTCCATCAGCTCCAGGCCGGCCTCGACCATGTCCTCCTCGGGGCAGTGGTCCTTCTGCAGGTCGATGAACGGGATGCCGCCCTCGGTGCAGATGATGGCGAAGCCGAAGACGAGGCCGAGGCCTTCGTCGACCTTCATGAACTCGCACGTTCGGGAGAATGTCTGACTTTCTGTCATGCTGTGTGGCCCATGCTATCGGGAGTTGGATGGTCGGACAAGGCTAGTGGTTGAAAATTTCTCAGAATTTGGCAGCATCTGGGTCTCCGGTCCATTCAGAGTCCACCCACCCCATGATCCAGAGCTTGCTGTCGGCGCCGGAGACGCCGAGCCGGATGGTTGAGTCCACCCCGCCCACCAGGACGAAGTTGAGCGCCAGGAGCTTCTTCTTGATCACCACGCGGTCGATGCAGCCGATGGCCTTGCCCACGTCGCCGAGCACGGTGATGTTCGCGGTGTGGGTGTTCAGCACCTTGATGGTGATGTAGTGGGTCTCGCCGAGCGGGACCTCGTGGACCAGCATCTTGTTCGGGAGCTTGAACCCCGTGAACTTCTTGGGGGTGCCGATCGCGTCCAGGGCGGAGAGGGGGACAGGCATGTGGAATCATCCGGCCTCCTCCAATGCCGGGATCTTGATGGTCACAGCCACCCGGCAGCGGCATTGGATGGTTTCGCTGGCGGGCGCCCGGGAGTCGCCGGGCCGCATGAGGAGCGCGCCGGAGCCCGAGACGAAGGGCACGCCGACGGGGCGGATCTGCTTGTGCATGGTCCGGTGAGTGCTGCGGACGCGTTCGTCCTTGGCCGTGAACCAGTGCCGCTCGATCCGGTCGGGCTCGAGTGTGCCGTCGTCGATGGCCTGCTGCAGCATGGCCTCGCTGCCTTCGTGGACAGAGCGGAGGGCCTCGGTCCTGGCGATGACACTCGCCCGGTGGGCGATCATGTTGGTCCGGTAGCGGTCGACCATGGCCTGGAGCCGGGCCGCCGGGATCGGCTGGTTGTTCTTGATGGCGGCGGCGATCGACCGAGCGTCCCGCGCGCCGACGAGGGCTCGGCCCATGGCGTCCCGGGAGTTGTTCCTCAGGGCGCGCTCGAAGTTGTCGACGGCCCTCTGCTGGTGGGCGGTGAGCCCGATCGAGTTCTTGAACCGCAGGGCCTGCTGCCGCGGGTTGAGTCCGTCGCGTATGCCCGAGGAGATCGCCTCGTGCGTCGCCCGGGTCTGCTGGGTCGTGAAGCCCCGGACCAGCTCGAGCCGGTTCTGCTGCATGGCGTTGACCGCAGCTTGGTTGACGGTGTCGTAGTCGATCGTGATGGTGCCCAGGGTCCGGCCGAGCTGCTCCGCCGTGGACTGCGCGGCAGCGAGGAATGCCGCGGTGCTTGCGGTCGCCACGTTGCCGGCGGACTGCAGCATGAAGTTGAGCGCCTCGTTGATCCGACCCTGCTCGAGTAGCTCGGCGAGCACGT